CACCGATCTCGAGCGTCACCACGATGTCGCGACCAGAGACCCCACGGCGGACGACCCATTCCGAGCAGTTGATCGAGGCAATCCTGGCACACTCCGGTTCGGCAGTCTCCCCGTCGCATGTGAACGAGACCGAATTGATGTGGTTGACATACCGCATCAGGTCCGGTGGCTTGTAGCGGTTGAAATACTTGATGGTCGCCACTCGAAGCAGGTCGAAGTGCGGCTGCTGAATCTGCGGAGTCTCACCCGCCGAGGTCAGGATCGCATTCCCGTTCAAGTCCTGCTCCCGATAGACCGGAACCTCTCTTGAGGACCAGCTGATCGTGATCGTCTGCTCGGGGTCGATCTGCGCGCCGGGAGAGTTGCCGCTGGACTGATTCTGCTCAAGGAGATCGCCAACTGCCCGACTCTCGCTGTAATTCGCCGTGACCGTCCAGATGTTTGCCCGGCCCGGATCGCTATCCTGCTGAGCGCTGAAACTGACCAGAACGGCGAATGCGTCACCTGGATATGGACTGTACGCTGCCGGAAGCAACGGCGACGAGCAGACCGCGAACGCATCATAGATCGGGTTGTCGAAGTGCAGGCGAAACTTGCGCGTGTATCTGCGTTCGCCGCCCACAGAAAGCTGGGCACTCCCGCCACTGATCTCCACAATCTCGTCACTCATGGCTTGAAGCTCTCCACCAGGTAGCCGGGTTGCATCTGCTCGCGGATAGCCTTCAGTTCATCCAGTTGCTCACGCGACACCTTCAGTTGCTCCTGAAGTTCCTTCTTCTCGGCATCCGCCTCACGACGCATCGAACGAGCTCGAATGTTGGCAGCCTCTTGCGATCCGGCCTGTGCCATCCCTGCCATTGGGACATCGTATACGGACTTCAGTTGAGCCTGGCGATTGGCGTAGATCTTCTCAGCCTGAGCAATGGCGATGTCGGAGATTCTACGTTCATATGCCTCCTCTTCCTTGGTTCTCCTGCGATCCTCTTTGTCCTTCTCCCGATCCTGACGCTTCTTGTCTCGCTCTGCCTCGCGGTCTCGATCCTTCTGGTTCTTGGCAGCTTCCTGCTGTTCCCGCTCAAACTCTGCCAGGTCGCGGGCCTGTTTTCCACGCTCGGACTCGAGGCCGATTGTTTTTTGCAGAACGCCAACCATCCGCCCGAACAGAGTGTCCTGCTTTTGCAACTCTCCAGTAGTTTCGCGGACCCGAGACTTGGCATCGTTGTACGCTTTGTTGGCAGCGTCGGCCCGTTCCCTGGCCGTAGCGGCTTGATCGGCGAGGTTGATGTATGGAATTCCGAGCTTGTCGGCAGTAGCCTCCTCGAAACGCATTCGCGTAGACTTCAACCAGTCGGACATGCCCTTTGGAAGAGTTGCCTCCAGCGGGTTCCCACTGGTCGAGTCCGCCAAACGCTTTTCGGCAGCCTTTGCTTGAGCCTCGAGTTGATTCTTGCGTTTCTCTTCAAACGCCAGCAACTCCTTCGCGCGTGCGAGCTCGGCTTCCTTCTGTTCCACGAGATCGCCCTGCGCTTGGACGGCAGCACGCGCCTGCTCAGGTGAACCCGTTTCGAGATCGCGTAATTTCTGCTCAATATCGACACGCTCTCCGGCGGCATCAACGGAATCCTGCCGCGCGCGATTGAAGTCGTCCAGAATCTTCTTGCGTTGTTCGAGAAACTCCTTTTCGGCCTTCTGATACTTAGCGTAGGCGTCGGCCCCAATCATCAATGCGGTGGAGAATGCAATCAGGGCAACTTCGGGAGCGGCAAAGGCAGCACGCAGGTCTCCCGCCTTGCCAGCCGCCTCACCCATAAGGGAGCCAAGGGCGGTCATGTTATTGGCCGATGCGCGAATCGCACCAGCAAACCCGGAGGTCTCATAGACGGTCGCTGCATCCTGCACACCGTACGCCAGGTTCATCACTGCATATCGAGCATTGGCCGCACCACTGACAATTTTCTGCTCGGTGACCTGCTTGATTCTGTCGCCGAATCCGTCATAAGCCCTGGCTGCAGTATCAAACATCTCCTTGTTGCCGGTTGCGAACGCCCGGCCCATCACTGCTGCTGCCTTCTTCTGCTCCTTTTCCAGTGCCTTTACTGGATCGCCGAACTGCTGGCTGATCTGCTGCTCGAACCGGACCATGTTCTCAAGGCTCGCAGCTTCTCTGGCAAACGTCCCTTTACTCGGATCGGTGGGATCGCGCAGTGTCTCGCGCAGTCGCTCGGCCAGCACGAGACGGCGGTCCATTGTCATCTTGCGTTCGGCTTCCTGGGCAGTACGCACGCGGGCTGCTGCGGTGGCAGCGTCCTGTGCTTTGGTCGCCTCTGCGCCATCCCTTGCTGCCTGAATGTTCGCCCGGGCCTCTGCATCGATGTTGTCCATGTTTTTGTCATGGACTGATCGATTGATGGACGCCTCCATGTCACCTGCCATCTTGTGCAGTTCGACAGCGAGGTCGTATTCGCCATTGAGGTTTGCACGACGTTCTGCGGCACGAATCGTTTGCAACTGGAGGTCCATGCTGTGCAGTTCTTGCAACGCATCCATCTCGGGACCCTTGACCCCGAGGCGACCGCCCTCCTCCAGCATCGGCGAGAATCGACTCGTCATAGGCATGCCCTCAAGCACACCCTTGTAGCCGCGAGTCATATCCATCAACCGCTTGGCGAAGTCGGTGATCTGCGTCTCCAGCAACGTCTTGTTGGCAGCCGCCAGAGTCGCCTCATTCTCCGCGACAAGCTGCTTTCTAAATCTCGCAGCAGCCTCCAGGATCAAGCGTTCGCGCTTCTGTTCTTCGCTCTCGGTCAGGTCGAGATAGACCTTGTAGAACGCTCTGGCGGCATCCAGTTGGCCAGCCTGAACTGCGCTCATCGCCTTTGCATGGGCCGACTCGGCGTCCTGCTTGCGATACAGCGACTTCTCATACGCATCGGCATCGCGGGAATAGCCCGAGTTCCGCATCGTCTCCATCTTCATGAAGTCGCTGCGAGAAAACGGTTGCTGCAAGAACTTTGCTTCGAGCTCCGCCTGCGCGCCGAGCATCTCCGTCTGGACCTGCTTGATCCGCTCGACTTGCGCTGCGGCTTCATCCACTACCACATTTTTCTTGTAGCGTCCGCGCGCACCCTCCGTCATCTCCTTCATGATGCCTTGGAAAAAGTGCGAGAACTGCCTGAGGGCCTGTTCTGCCGCACTCGTATCCGCTCCAAACCGTACCGCTAATGCTGCCAGTGATTCGTCAGCCATTGGCCAGTCCCGAGCCTTTCAGCCACAGCATGATGTTGTGTTGGATTTCGGCGGGTGCCTGCTGCCGAGGGGCGACTGTTCGATCTGGCGTGATGCCAATGCCAAACCCACGGGGAAGTGCCCACTGCGGTTCCGGCATCCTGGGTGACTGCACCATCATGTCGGCGAGCAACTGAGTCTGTGCCCAGTCATCGCCCCAAGGCTGAACGGAATATGCGGCCCGCCATTCGGCGAACTCTTGCATATCCATCTCGGACTGAAGTTGGCGCACCGTACGACCGAGAGTTCTGGCCAAGAAGAACCAGAACAATCGGTCGGGGTGCTTCCTCAGTTTCCCTCGAGCGTGACCTGATCGTTGACGCCCAGCTTGTTGTGGTTGAACGCCGCCATGAACAGCCGGTCCAGAAGCGGTCGCTGCCACTGCATGAGTGCGGGAACATCCGCGAGAGTGAAGATCGAAGTGCCAGCCTCGTCCACCAAGCAGAGTGCCACAAGCGTGGCCCTTGAACTGGCTGCCGACTTGTAGTCGTTGGCCATCAGGGCCTTCGTGTACTCGTCGCTCTCGGCACCCGTCAGCACTCGAAGCCAGACAGTTCCGGCCCCCAGGTCGGAGCAGGAGACCGAAGTCAGGGGGCGAACGGAACCGGCCTTCATCAGATCGTCGCGGATACTCATGCTTGCACTCGAAGAGGATGTTACACGGCGGCGGTCACGGTGATCGCGCCCGTCCACTTGATTGTGCAAGTGGCGGTCATGATTCCGTTGATGTCCACCGTGGGATTGAACGCCGTCAGGAACCCACTGCCAGTCAGCGTAGCTGCCGTGACTGCTCCAGCAGCCATTGGGAACGTGATCGTGATGGCTTCAGCAGCCTGGTCAATTGGCGGGTTGGTTGACGTGTTGTACTGGATGGTAACCGAGAGTTCGCCAGCGTTGTAGAGCACCTCGGGGCGGAACGTGCGCGCTGTCGTCGTGGAAGAATTGGTCGTCTCCAGCGCAGCACGTTGAAGCGACATCGGGCTGACGTTTGTGATCCACGCCAGAAATCCACTCTCGAACGTGATGGCAACTCCGTGACCCTGCTGGGGCGCGGCAGTGACGGGCATGTTTCTGCTCCTACTCTAGAATCTCAGGATCACGAAGGCGCGACAATCGCTCCTTCAGACGACGAATCACCTCTGACTGAATCTCGCCGCTCTTGGCGATAACCGCCCTTCTCAGCACATGCTTGCCTTCGACGTAGTTGCCCCATCGACCACGGTGGCCTCGCTCGAGCAGGTGGACGTATCGGGCCGGAGTCTGTCGGTGAGGCTTTTTCTTGCCTTCATATGCTCCGGCCTTAAATGCATCACGCACGGTTTTTTGCACAGCAGCCGGTACGCGAAATCCGCTGATGCGACGCTTCACGCCGACGAGGACATATACGTTCCGCTTCTTGTAGCTGCTGCGCTTCATTCCCCATGAAGACTTCAGCATGCCGGACCAGATCGGAGTCGCATGCTCATCCTTGGCGAGATACTTCTGGAGGATTGCCGCGCCACCGGCCAGGGCATACCTCAGCGCGTATCTGGCCGAACGGTAGTTGTACTCCTGAATCTCCTTGACTACGGCATCAGAACCAACGACATCCACGGCAATCTGCGGAATCGGCATCACGTCACCTCGTGCATGATGCGATAGATGTGCGAGGTCGTCACAGAGATCAGGCTCAGTTCTTCGGCAGCAGCCTCCTCGATCACGCCACCAGTGTTCGACGCCATGAACCCCAGAGCGACCGCCGTGCGCTTGGCGAGCTCGTCTGAGACTGTCTGGGCGTAAGTCAGCATCTGACGCTCTTCTTCGTGGTCCTGGGTGTAACCGCGAGACTTGCGAATCAGTTCGACGCCAACGTCAACCTGGTACTCTTGCCACTGGGCCGAAGTTTTCTGTCGCGTGACGCTGCGGAGGAACACAATGGCATATGTGTCATCCTCGATCTCTTGCAGCAGCCTCTGTGGACGCAGCGACTTGATGACACGCAGGCTCGGAATTGCCAAAGTGCCATCGGCCACCATTGCCCGAATGGCAGTTTCCACGCCATCAAGTGCGACCAGAGATGGGACCGACATCAGCGAGTCACCTTTGTCATCACACGAATCACCGTGCCATCGGGTCCGCTTTCACGCCAAGGTTTTTCGCCCTGCTGTTCCGACACTACCCGATACACACGGTTCCTCCACAGGACTTCATCACCTCGCATCGGCACGACCTGCTTGCCATTCAGGACGAGGTCCGTTGCGAGGATCAGAAAGTCCGTGGTCTCATAGGCAATCACCATCCCGCCCTGGTCGTACTGACTCGCCATCGAACGACCCACTGTCGCCGTGACTGTGACAGTTGCACCGAGGCGTTGGTAGACAACGGACTGACTCGCACCCGATTTTTGGATGCGAGCCAGTGCTGTCTCTGCCCGTGAGAGTAAGTCACTCATCAGCGGTCCAGAATCTCGACGTTGCACACGTCCAGGCGGCACGAGTCGCTGGCCGAGGCAACGGACCATTGGGCACTGACCGCCAGCGTGAGGGCTGCGGTCGTATCAACTGCGGTGCTGGCGAGCAGGAAAGGCTTCGCCGTCACCGTTCCAGCCACGCCATTGGCAACCATGCCGGTCGCAACCAGAGTCCCCGAGGACCCCGAGGTGCGAACGACGATGTCGGCCTCGACGTAGAAGATGTCGCCGTTGGCTGCATCCACCGCGCCAGTCGTCGCGATGACAGTGCTGCCCAGCTTCAGCTTGACCGTCAACGTGTCGGTCGAGTTCGTCGCCGTCGCCGTCCCCTGAGCCCGCACGCGAATGATGTCGCCAGCATTCAGTGAAGACGCAGGAATCGTCAGCGTCGAGTTGTCGAAGTTGGTCTCGGTCGTGCTGTTGGTGACGGCAGCACTCGCCGCAGTCGCCACCAACGACAGCGAATTCCCACTCGGGGCATTCAGCATGACATCGACCGTCGTGTCGCCCGATGCAGCGGCAGCCACTGCCACACCGAGGTACGTTCCGGTTCCGGCGACATTGGCCTGAGAGTTCAGAGAATCCCAGAAGCACCGCTGGCCGACCGCAATCGCGCCAGAAGGCTTGTCAAACCGAAAGACGCCTTCCGTAGTGATCGCGCCGAGTTCGTTGGCGGCGATGTCCGTCTTGACAATGCCAACCAGCCCTCGCTGCACAATGACGGACCCGGCCACCTGGGCAGATCCTGGGGTGTAATTGATCGCACACCCCTCTTGGCGATAAGTGGGAAGACCCATGAATCAACTCCTGTTTGTGAGAGGGAAGTGTTGGTTACGCAGCACCCTTGGACATGACGGCACCGAGCGGCTCGGCCTGATCGCATCCAAAGTCGTGGTAGCCACGGAACTGAATGCCCAACGTCGAGAAGTCGGCCTCGCTGCTCTCGACGGTCGGGGCCTGCTGTCCGTTGAGGAACGACACGACGATGGTCGGATACTGCGTCGGTTCACGCAGCAGATACCACGCAGTCGCCGAGTAGCCGGTGAACGCCGAATCCGACAACCACGGACAGACCACCGGACGGTAGCGGTTGACGTAGATGTTGGTGTCCGGGACCACGGAGTTGCCGCCCACCAGGTTGCTGCCGGTGTAGAGCCGCAGGGCGACAGCTTCCAGTTCGGGAGGGACGAGCAAAATCGACGGATTCCCGCCGATCCGCTTCGCCCCATCAGCGGCAGGGCTCTTCATCGTTCGGAACGCCGCAACACCCAAGCCAAGGCCGACTCCATCGTCGCCGAGGTTCGTTGTGCCGCCCGAGATGTAGTTGCCGCGAGCCGAAGTGAAGAACGCAGCATTGTCCAGGAACTCAGTCCAGAACACGTCGTTCATCTTCTGAGCAGCACCGGCACCGAGACGGGTCCGCAGGTCGTCAAACGCCCCGAGGTCGTCGTTGATGATGTCCGTGCGGGTCAGCGAGAACATCTTGCCGTAGGTCTCGGCCCGCGTGGCGTAGGATTCCTGCGAGACGGTTCCATGCGGGATCTCTCCCGTTGGCCCGATCTTCTCGTACGCCATGTTGTCGAGCAGTCGATAGCGAGTGACCGTCTTGAAGTCGCGGACAGTCTTGACGCCAGCGATCTGCCGCCAGGTCTGATCCTCTTCGGTGTACCCGTCGAGCAGTTCCTTGTTGGCGACATTGCTGAGCAGATTGCTGACCGAAACTCCCAGCGTCGAGAAACCGTTTCCGGCCTGAATCGACACCTTCACGGCGTTCATCACCTGGGCAAAGTTGCCAGCGTGAATGCGGTCACCGGGACGCACAACCATCCCGCCCTCGCCAGCCGCCATCAGCAGCAACTGTTGCAGGCCGAGATTGCGGTAGTTCTTGTGGGCCGCCTCAAGCACATCCTCCTTGAACTTCTTCTCGAGACGAGGAAGCCCGGCACTCATGCACAGAGCGGCCTCGATCACGTCGGGGCGCACGTCCTTGTTGGACACATGAATCGCCGGACCCTTGGGGGCAGCAGCACGCACCATGGCCAGTTCAGCCTGAGAGGTCGCACGGATGGCAGCCGCCTCAAACTTCGCGTCGGCCCATCGCTCCTTGATCGCCTTGGCCTTGAGGGCCACCAGTTCCTTCTTGCCGGCCTGCACCATCTTGCGATAGTCAGGGCCAGCCTCTGCCTCGTACTGGGCGACGGCAGACTCGTACTCGGCCAAGACATCCTCGTAGGACGCCTTGATCGCATCAATGTCGAAGGCCGCAGCCTTGACATCCTTCTCGTCGCCACCCACAGCATCGAGCTCCGAAGCGTACTTCGCCTCGAGGGCTTCACGCTGCTGGTCGGTCAGGGATTCAGGCTTGAACCCCATCGCCTCGATCCACTGATCGAACTTCATCGAATTTTCCCCTCGGGAAGAATCGGCAGCACCGGCTGCCAGGCGGACTGTGGTGCGCTCGTCTGCTCCACGCGGGAGAAACGCCACACCGTACAAACGACTCTTGCGGGCGACGTAAATCGGCCCCTTGTGCGTCATTCCATTGGCCTTGACGGAATCTCCGTCTTCGACCTCCTCAACCTCGACAGGCTGCACCTCAACGCTCGCCTGCCACGGGAATCCATTCCCACTCGCTGCCAGAAATTCTTGGGTCGCCGAGTTCGCGCCAGAGACGAGCCCGTCCATCTGGAGATCGCGACCCGTGTTCCGCACTGCCGTCACATGGCCGACGATAGCCTTCGAGTCGTGGTGGAGATTTGCGACGATGCTCGGGGCCTCCTCCATGCCAGTCAGGTCGATCACCACAGGCCGGTCCCATCCATTCACCCGCAGAGGACCGCCGTTGTAGGCAAGCACAGTGAACTTCCTCGGGGAATCGGCCTCCCCTGCATGAAGCTCCACCCCCCCGGCAAACACCAGACTCGAGCCTGCTTTCATCTTCTTCTCCCGGTCCATTTGGGCAACTTTCGCAGCAGCCCATGACTTGGCAGGATCGCCGCCCCACAGCAACCACGCGACAAATCCCGGCTTCTCCTTGCCTGCTGCATTCCAGCCGGGGCTCTTGCTGGCCTTTTCGTGGCGTGCGAACCAAGCATTCATCTCCCGAACATGATCCGGGGTCAGTGCCTCGCGCCGGGAAATCTTTCCAGCACGCGAAACGGTTTCTGGCTTGAGCCCATCACCCGAGCGGCCCTCCTTGTGCAGTCGCAGGCCACGTCGAGCAGCCGCCGCCATGCCTCCCGTGGGGCGAAGATCAACCGCCATTGGTCGCATCCTCCTGGGCCGGAACCCCGGCATTCCGCTGCGCCATCTCCGTCTGCATCTGGACCTGCATCGACTGCATGAAGTTCTGCCGCATCACAACAGCCTTCATCTCTTCGACAGTCACGCCATAGTCGTTAGCCAGTTGCGTGATGTGATCGGTCCAGTCCACGCCATCCTCAGCACACACAGACGACGGAGAGGCGATGCCGGTCGAGAGGTTGATCTTTCGAGCCTGCGCCTGGGAGACAACGTCAGCCACTGGATACTGGGGCCAGTCCCATGTATGCGACGGCACGCTGCCATCGCCACGGAAGCCATAGACCAGCCTGGCACGCTCGAAGAATCGCTCGAACAGGGGGTCCAGAACTGTGTCTTGGCAATCCTCTCGCTCACGGTCCAACTTCAGGAAGTAGGTGCCGTGGTCGAGCTTGCCCGAGGCGAAGTTGTAGCCCGAGGAGTCGCACATCGCGATGTTCGCAGGAATGGCAAGCGGTCGTGCCTGCTCCTGCACCAGGTTGCGGTGAAAAGCCTCGTACGATGCTGTCGGCTGCTCAGCCTTCATCTGCTTGACATCCCACCCCATCGGGAGCGCGGTCATCAACCGCTTGTCAATCGGCACTGAGGTCAGCGGCTGGACGGGATCCGCACCATCCGGCGTCATGTTCGTCGTGATGATGGCAGCGTAGTCAGCAGCCACTTCAGCAGCCGCCAACGTAGCCTCGCGCCACCGTCGAGCCGCACCGCCAGTGTTCAGCGTCGAGCGGAATTCCGGCACGCCTCGATGCTGGCCCGGACGACGGAGAGTGAACCAGTGGACGATGTATTTTGCGGCAATCCGAATCGGTTCGAGTGCCATCCACGAAAAGCTTCCGCCTGGATGGTAAGGCAGAATGTCGTAGTAGATTGGGTTCCCGAACTCATCGAACCGGATGCCATCGATGTAGCCCTCACGGTAAGGGGGAATCGTCGGACTGTGGCACATCTCGGTCTCGATCAGCATCACGTCGAGATCGACCTGATCCTTAATGCGAGAGTTGTTCCGAATGATCCCGAACGACTCGCCATCCTGCACCCTAGCATGGGCCATGCACCACAGCTTCCGCCGCAACTGCACTGCCCGAGACCACGAACGCCACTTGTCTTCCACGAGGGAATTGAACGCAGGGCTCTGGGACTGCATCCGCAGAGTCGGGCCTGTTCCAACGAGAAAGTCGGCATGCGTCTGGAGCATGCCATCCGTGTACCCGTTGTTGGCAGCCTCGTATCGAGCCCGCTTGACCAGCGTCCGCCGAACCTGAGTCGAATGGGCGGAGTCAGCGTCGAGCGCATCCGCATTCACCCAGTAGTTGTCCATGTCCACCGACGAACGGGCAGCGTCGAACGTGGCGCGAATCTCACGCCTCGGCTTCTGCATTGCCGCTGCCAGATCGGCCCGAGCCTTCACTCGAGAGACAATCGGCTGGCCCTTCGCGTCGAGGATCATCCACACCCCGGGGGCTGAATCTTCTGGAACCGCAGCCCGAACCCGGCCACCTTGTTCGTCTGGGCGACCTGGGTAGCCTCATGCGCCCGAAGCTTGAGCAGTTCATCGACAGTCCGCTGCTCAGCCGAACGACCATCCACAGCCATCTTCAGTGGCTCGCTGGCCGCATTGCTCAGGGCATCATCGACAGCATCTAGGCGTTCGCTCATGACGCCATTACCACACACCTACTCCACTGGGTCAATTGCAGGATTGCTTGAGCGTCTGGAATACCGGAAATCGTTCCACTAATGGAATTGCGTCAGTTCCGATGCACCTTCCCAGACTTCGCATCGTCAATTCTCGCCTGCAACGCCTCGCACATGGCACGGCTCTCCATGGCGTCTTCAATGACCGCCGAATAGATCATGTACGCTTCCTGAAACGTGGCCAGCAGCGCAGGCGGCACCGAATGCAGGACGAGGACAGTGCCGTCCGCCAAGTCGATGTTGGTCTTGCCGCATGCCATGTCGCGCAGGAATCGCGACACGGAGAACTCAGGAACCGGAACCAGCGGCCCGCTCATATGTCACCAGATGGGCACCGCAGGACCGACAGAACCTCTTCCGCATGATGGAATCGAGCTTGGCCCGAGTGTAATCCACGCGAAAATTGCCACAGCCACACTTGCGGCAACGAAGGCCCGACATGTCGCCGTCCGAATCGCTGGCAGCCTGCATTTCGGCCAGCGCGGGACGCTCCTCGGGCTGGTTTTGGACGACTGGAATCGCCTCCTTGGGGATTTCATCCTCGAGATTCTCCGGTCGAGAACTGCGATACTGTTCGCGATGCTTGCGACTCACTGCGGCTTCTTCTTTCTGGCTAGTTGACCGAGAGATGGGCGATCTCCATTCGATTTTCCGATAGGTCGCACTTCACCCAACGTGCAACCATCGATTGACGCCGCAACAGCCGATCCGACCAAGCAGTCGAGCCAGTGGTTATCCGGCCTGCCCTGCTTCAGTCGCCACTCATCCACAGTTCGGCCCTTCGCCTCAACCCGAATGCACTCCTCGGCCAGCAAATGGTCCGAGAGCATCTGGTGAACCTGGGGACGATTGCCGAACAGCGTCAGATTTGACCGCGCGCCGAGGTCCACCTGCAGCCGCCGATGCACGAAAGTCTTCCACCAGTTCGAGTCGAACACGCAATACCGCTGCCGCCCCTCCTGCCGGGTCCCAATTCGCCACATCAGGCCAGCACGCTCACCGGCCCGTCGCTCGTACTCCCAGAATGGCTTGTTGGTCGCACCCACATAGCGACCATGCGACGGATACAGCACGTTCGCCCACTGCGACTCCCGCACAACCTGATGAACGACGTTCGTCTGATAGCCCGCATCGACCAGCATTCTCGAGATTCGCATGCCGCCAGTGCCGTCGCGGGGCCACTCCCGTCCATGCAGATCGGCCAGCAGCACATTCAGAGCATCGTACAACTGCGATTCGAGTGACCTGTCGCCAAGAACCGACTGAATCGTCTTCGTCGCACCAGATAACGTGAAGTAGTTCCGCCCTTGATCAGGCCAACTACCGCAGTCCACGACCGCGCCCGTGAAGTCGTCCGACCATGCACAGACAGTCCAGAACAGCATGCTCTGCTGCACGTCGATAAATCCGGTCAGGTGAGTCGCCCACAGAGGAACGACACCTCGATTCACCTTGTTCACCCGAGCACAGATCTCGTCGGACGACTGCAAATCGCTGTCGTCAGGCCGCTCATCCACAGGCTCATTCTGATACTCGGCGAAGAATGCGCTCTCATCCCTGAATCGCAGGTTCATTGCGTGCTGAATCGCACTGAGTTCGTCGGGATTGTGTCGCTGCTCCCAAGCACACACAGCCCCCTCGTCCATGGCCTCGCGATTGGCAGCGTAGAACTCAGTCGCACTTCGGCCACGGTCGCCCGCAGCCATCCCCTCGGCACGAATGAGTCGGTACTCATCCCACAGCTTCTCGTTCTTTGGAAACGAATACACCAGTTTCGTTTTTACCCCATTCCAGTCCGGGTGCGTTTTTCGGTCCAGCAGGCTATCGGCGAGGTCTCCACCACGAATTACCGTGCAGGGCATGACCGCCGACACCTTCACCCCTGGACCGGCCATGCCAAGCACATCTCCAGAGACGACCTGCTCGCGAAATCGACATTGTGTACCCGAGTAGGCAGATTCCCGAGTCTGCGGATCGTCCAGAATGACGAAATTCGGGCGAAGAACCGCACCGTCGTACCGCGTCATCTGCTGGCCACGGATCGCCCCCGTGATCCCGGCCACCGAAACCACAGCACCCCGGCAATGTGACTCGAATTCAGCCGGAATGTTCGGGAATCTGACCTGCTGGGCGGTCCACAGCGTATCTGTGCGGATCCCGTTGATGCTCTGCCCCTTGCACCGACGCGGTTCACCCTCGAGAGCACGCAGGCTATGACACGCCTCGGGGAAGTCCTCGGCCAAGAGGTCGTTGAATCTGAGCTCGTCCTGGACAGTTCGCAGCAAAGACTTGGCGGCAGGCTCACTGGCACCGACCAGGCAGACGAATTGCCGATACCCGTAGAGCATCGCGTACAGAGCAGCCCGAACAGACATCGTCGTCTTGCCAGAACCACGAGGCATTGCCATCGCAAACAACCCGCCCTCAGTAATTGCGACCTGCAACGCCTCGATGATCTGTAAGTGGTCCTTCGACCATGGCAGGGGAAACGCCTGAGGAAAGTACCCCTTGAGGAACGAGGCAAGATCATCCCTCCCACGCGCTCTACGCTCGCGATTGACGCACTCTGGCGGAGGCCCGATGTCCCGGGCATCGTCCCGCTTCTCCTGCTCGTAGCGACGGTGGTAGTCGCTCCTATCAGCCTTCTCTGCCATGGCTTGATTGTCCCGAGTTCCATATGTGTAATGCAACCCAAAATATGTGG